TTACATCGCCTGGCTGACCGACCGAATGGAGAAAAAGAAGGTCATCCGTTTCATCGTCACCGGCACAACGGTAAATGTCCCGATTCTCATTGAGACCTTCACGCCGGGGGAATATGACGGAACCAACGATGTGCGTTATGTGATAACCCTGGCGCAGTGGCCCTCGGTAACGGCGCCGACGGCGGAGCTGATCGCGGAGATGACAGAGGCGACGCGGGTGGTCGAGATGCCGCCGGACGTGCCGCAGTATTATACTGTGGAGAAGGGCGACACCTATGAAAGCATCTCCCGCAAATTCTATGGAACGGCGGACAAGGCAAAAGAGATCAAGCAAAATAACGGCAACCAATCCTTGAAGCAAGGACAGATAATAGCGGTGTAAATTATGATACAGCTAATCATAAACGGGGCGGATGTAAGCGGCCTGATCAAAAAGTCCGAAACGGACGCATCGGGGCTGATCGCGTCCGTTTCTCTTTCCGGCAGCAGTCTGGAATCTGCCCGAACACTAACCCTGTCTATACTGCAAAGCGCGTATGACGCAAGGATTCCTGTTATAGACGTGCGCGTTGGCACAGAGGTTAAATTCTACGGGGACGGCCAGCTGTTCGAGGGGAAAATCATTAATGATTCGCGCTCCACTTCCAGCAATACGGTTGACGTTCGGGCGCTGGACGGCGGGGTGTATGTAAACAACAATAAAATCACGCACAAAATCTCCGGCATGACGGCCGAGCAGACGGCGGAGGCGCTCGCCCTGGCCTACGGGATCCCCGTGGGTGAGCTTGCGTGGACAGGGTTCAAGTTCAGCCGGAACTATGCGGCAGCGCGCCTGTATGATGCCATAATGACCGGGTATGCGCTTGCGGGAAAGGAAAGCGGGAAAAAGTATCAGATGATCTTCCGCGGGAAGCGTATGTGCATCCGAGAGATGACTGACGACGTCGCAGGGGTCATCCTCCCCAAGTACAATCTGATCGAGGCTGCATTCAGCGAGAACGCTGAAAAGCTCGTCAATCAAATCGACATATATGATAAAAAGGGCGGCCTGGTGCGATCTGTAAAGGGTGACACCACCATGGGCGTGTTTCGTGACGTTATCACACAAAAGGGCAAGAAGGACGATAGTCTGGCGCAGGCGCAGGACAAAATCAACGCGGGAAAGCCGTCGAGAAAGACAACCTGCACCATCACGGGCGATTCTGAAATGGTATCCGGGAACGCCGCGCTGCTCAAGGAAGAGCAGACGGGGCTCTTCGGCCTGTTCTACATCGCATCAGACGCGCACACCTGGAAAAATAGTGTGTATACCACCAAGCTGGGCCTGGAGTGGGAAAAGACCATGACAGAAACAGAGGCAGGTGAGGCCATAAAGGCCGCAAAGTCGAAAAAGAAGGGTCCGGGCGAGGACTTCGGCCTCATGGACAGGGAAGGCACATATTACAGGGACAAGGAAGAAAAGTAAATGGGAAATCCTTTTGCGGAGCTGGTCGGCATTGTAAAAAAAACGGCGGCGGAAACCGTGGCAGAGGACGCGCCGGGCACCCTGGAGGGGTATGTGACGTCCCTTGATCCGCTGATCATTATCTGCGAGGGCCTGGAACTGGGAAGGGATGATGTGCAGCTGGCTGCCGGCATCAAATTGACGCTTGGCGCCGATCTGCTGATGCAGCGATCAGCAGACGGCCAGATTTACTATGTCATCTGCAAGATAGGCGAGCCGGAAGAGAAGCCCGAGCGTCTGCCACGCATAGAGCTGTCCAGGCAGGGGCGTAGCACAAACATAGACTGCTATTTGCGGGACGTGTCGGATGACCTCGTTAAGATGGTTGCAAGCAGGCGGGCGTCCGCTGCCCTGCGGCTTTACCATCGGATCCTGCGAAAGAGAGAAAACGAAACATCGTGGGTCCATGCAACGGACAGGGATGCGTCGACAATCGGCAAGAAGAAAAAGTGGGGCCTTGGGAACCGACCGGATGGAAGCAAAAGCGAAGACCCGGAGGATTATGTGCAAACCATATACCCGGCTGCATCCATTGCCGAAGGGTTGAAGATAACGGTTGTCACAAGTCCGATTTTCAAAGCAATAGTCCGCGACAGCGGGACGGCATTACAAAGATTTATAGGCGGCGGGCGGGGCAAGAAACGGCCATCCCTCGCGCAGCCCATACACTTCCGTTTTATGATGACCATAGGGGAAAAGGTGTTCATAGGGCCACCCAGCAACACCGCGGTATTGGTTTTGGGGAAGGCCCCGAAAGACGACGAAATGATCCATATACAAAGTGTAACGGTTAATTAAACAGGTTGTGCGGGGATGAACCGCGGCCTTTAAGGCTGCGAACCGCGGATCTTAAGGCTGCGAAACATGTCATTTTGGGACGCTTGCCCGCACAGCAGGGGAGGAAAACATGGAAGTATCATCGGCGTACCCGTTTGTTACACCGCGCCTGTTCGGGCGTGAGCGGGCGGAGTTGCCATTATATAAAGACATCGCATGGGACTATGAAAATGACAAGCCGGTTTTTCGCAACGGGACCCCGGTTTTTATCGAGGGGCTGGAGGCCGTGATGGGCTGGGTGTGGCGGGCGCTGCACACGCCGAGGTTTACGGATGAGACGCGCAGCTGGAATTACGGCCATGAGTTGAACAGGCTGATCGGTGCCGCCTGGAACCGGGCGACAAAGGAGGCGGAGGCCATCCGCTATGTGTCGGAATGCCTGACGCGGCTGCCATACATCACGGGGATTACCGATTCGAAAATCGAATTTGACGGCGGGCGGCTCATCATCCGCTGCACGGTGCAGACCATATACGGTGAGCAGGGAACGGAGGCAGAGTACAATGTATGAGGACAGGACGCCGGAAACCATAACAAAGGATATTCTGGACGGCATGGGCGATGGCATCAATACCGTGGAGGGCTCTTTTGCCGCCGATGCCGCGGCGCGCCAGGCTCTTGAGATGTCCAAAATCTATGGCCATCTGGACGAAATTCGCCGGAAGGTGCTCTTGCTTGAGCTTGCAGGTGAAGAGCTTCGAGAAAAAGCGAGAGAATATGACATTGAACCCAAGCAGGGAACCTTCGCAAAGTTTGAGATTGTCGTGCAGACAATGGGCGTGTGCACTATCCCAAAGGGCGCGGTGATTGTTACAGACGACGGGCAACGATTCTTGACGGCGGACGTCTTGGAAGCCATGGCGGACGGGGAGCATTCGCTGCTGATAGTCGCCAATACAGTCGGAAAGATCGGGCATTCTTACACGCCGGATGAGATCAGGTTTTTGCGGGTGTATCACAACCTCAACAAGATCATAGACGCACACATGGTCAGCGACGGGACAAACGAGGAAAGCGATGCGGAGCTCCTGGCCCGTGTGCATCAGCGCCTCAGAACGCCGCCGGGAAGTGGGAATAAGACGGATTACAAGCGCTGGGCGATGGAAGTTGAGGGTGTGGGCGAGGCAAGGGTCATTCCAAAAAAATACGGCCCCGGCACGGTTGCTGTATTGGTCATTGGCCAGGATGATGAGGAAGCGTCTACGGAAGCATTGATCGCGTGTTATGACCACATCATGCAGGAGTGCCCTCTTGTGGCAGAGCTGAGTGTCGAGCCCATCGAGAGAGTGCAGATCGATGTACAGGCGACCATCGTGGCAGACAGCGGGATCATAGATCAAATCAAAGATAAGTTCATGGACACAATGGCTGCATATCTCAAAAAGATTGCTGCCAGCGATAAAGCCGAATTTGTGTCCTGTAACAAGGTGCGGGGACTGCTCTGTGCCATAGAGGGAGTGGATGACTACACCGCCCTTACAGTAAACAATGGAACAGTCAACATTGCAATTCCCGCGGACAAGGTGCCAATACTGGGGGATGTGGTGATCGAAAATGCTTGATGTGTATGCCAACAGCCCTGAGTTTGCCGCGATACAACAAGGCCTGCAGGTCGGCCTGGACGCCCTATGGGAAGCCGTGGAGGACACAAAAAAACAGATATTTGTGGCAACTGCGGACAGTGGGCTGAATGAGTGGGAGCAGTGCCTTGGGATAGCGGGAGGAGCCATGCTCACGCATGGGCAGCGCCGCGAAACAGTGAACGCACGGCAGCGCGGGGGTAGCACCTTCACCAAGTCAGTCATTCAAGGGATATCTGATGCGTATAACGGCGGCCCAGTAGAAGTAACGACGGATTACCCCAATTTCTCAATTACAATCACATTCACAGGAATATATGGAGTGCCGGAGCAGTTTGACGCGCTTCAAACGGAGATCGAGCGGCAAATACCTGCGCACATGACGGCAGGGTATAGTTATAAATGGGTAACGCATGACCAACTTCAGTTGTCAGCATTAACACACGATGAGTTGTCGGAATACACGCACGAAGAAACAAAAGCGGCAGTTCCGCTAGGAGGGTAAAATATATGGCAAAGCTAACAAAAAACTACGGACTGAAAAAGCCGGAAGGAAAAGACGCGTATGATATTGACGCAATGGTGGGCGCCAATATGGAAATCATTGACGCCGAGCTTCACAAAATATCAGCGCCCGCATTTGTACAGGCGGCGAATAGAGACCCACTCACAACGGGGAGTACGCATGCTACACTCTTTGGGCTTATCAAAAAGTGGTTTGCGGATCTCGGGACCGCGGCGTTCAAAAACGTCGGAACGTCAAGCGCAGAAGTAGCCGCCGGGAGCCACATTCACAGCGCATTCGGAATATGCACAACACCGACCGTCACTTATGGCAATTTAAAATTTTGTGACCTGCATGGATTTGTGCCTAGCGCTGGAGCGCTCGTGGCGGTTCATTTTGTGAATGCAGCAACCAGTAGTAATTTCTCTAATTTGATAATAAATGTTAGTTATTCCGGGGACTACCCAATCATAAGCCCGACCACAGGCAATGTTTTTAAGATCGCTGAAGGTACTACTGTTTTGTTAATGTTCGACGGAGCACAATGGATAATCGTATCCGAAATGAGCGTATAACGCCTGGGGAGAAGCAGTATGATAGATTTAACTTTTGCCATCAAAAAGGCCAGGCTGATACGGACGGATTCCTATGGCCCCGTTGTGGCGGGTAGCCGCGAGTATGTCCGTTGCAGATTCCGCTTTGATGCTGACTGGGATGGCGCCATAAAAACAATGACTTGTCTCCACAGCGAACAGGAAGAGACATATCCCCAGCTGATAGATGACGGGGGATACTGTCTTGTGCAGCCTGCCGCAATAGCAACGTCGGGACATATTGCAATCGGCGTTTTAGGTGTCATCGGTGGGCAAACGATAACTACAAACACCATCAGCATTCGGATTCTGGCAGGGGCGACCGCTGATGGCGAAATCCCTGCTGACCCTATGCCGGGGGTATATGAGCAAATCACAGCCTTGCTCCAACAGTTGATTGCCCTGGGCGGGGGGCCGCCGGGCCCAAAAGGTGACCAGGGCGGTCTCGGCCCACAAGGCCTTTCGGGGAAGGATGGTAACAAAGGCGACAAAGGCGATACCGGCCCGCAAGGCCCGCAGGGTGAACCGGGGGAAGACGGCGCTGACGCCAATCCCACACCACCCGATATCCTCGTGACCGTGAAGCCGCATAGCGGATTCGGTCTTTATCTAACGACAGCATCGTCGACCGGGCAGACGCGGATACATATACCCGGCCCGCTAACCGATTATCAGATCACACGGCTATCTGTCGGGGAAACTGATATAACATATAACAGAGGGCCAGTCGAATATATCCGCAAAACACGCTTAGTAGACCCGCTGGAGCGCGTAGACGATAATAACTATTGGCTATACCTGGATGGTGCAGTGTTCACATCGACAAACCGACCGCTGGCCGGGGACAGGATAGAGTTCAAATCGATCCGATATTTCGAGGCGCAGTTGTTATCCGATGCAGGGCCGGGCGAGCACATCCTGCTCCAGCGTCACTCACGCGGCGGCAGCGGTCGGCAACGGTATGCGCATCCGCAGCAAACCGGAGATAACTTTGAATCTTCGCCTTGGTTTACGCTGTCCGCGCTGTCGTGGAATATAAGCGGACTCAAAAAAGGCGATCATATCGTGCTGCTGCCTGTAGACGAGTTCAAGCGGTTCCGCGCATACGATGTACCGAAAGCACCTAAACCTGGCGAGGAAACCGTTGAAAAATACAGATTTTTAACGCTAAACGGAATTTTTGAAAACAGCAGCAAAGCCGGAATATCCATAAATTTCGTTGTTTCGACGCTTGACCAGGCGATGTTCAAGGGAAGAATGAACCGCGGCAAAGAGACCCCGCGGATCGGGCTGTCGTTTGTGCAGAATGATAGGCCAAATAACTCTGGCGGCGGCGCAGTCAGGGTCAAGATCGGATACTAAATAAAATATGCCCATGCCATCTGTTGGGAGTAGACAACAAGGCCACCTCGCGCGCGAGGTGACCACAAGGTGAACTCAGTAATGAGATCGCAACAAGGCCTACTCCTAACAGATGGCATGGGTAAGAAAGGAATTAATTATGGAATTATACACGCGCTTGATGAAACAGGGCATGAGCGGCCCGGACGTCCGCCAATGCAAGGATTGGCTGTTTGCGCTGAAATTCTATCCGAATAGTGTCAAGGCTATCACACATGACAAATTCGGCCCTGACACGCTCACAGCCGTCAAGAGCTATCAGAGCACGCGCAAGCTCGCGGTCGACGGCGTTATCGGCCCTAAGACATGGGCGGCGCTGGAAAGTGACATTGGGCTGTCCGGCGGTGGTGTCGTTCCTCCTTCCCCACCGCCTGCGCCGCCCTTGTCATCCTCGCTGCTGGATGAGTTTATCGCGTTCCTGGAGGAGATGGTGCGGATCGGCAGCATTTATGTGTGGGGCGGAACCGGCGAGATGGATCCGACGATCACTGAGGACTGGATCAGAAGAAAGGAAACCAGCGGCAAAAATGCAGACCGGGCGATCAACCATTGGAAGAAGAAGGTCGCCGCGGGGTTCAAGAAAATCCTGCGCGCCTTCGACTGCTCCGGATTGTTCAGATACTGGTTGAAACTCAAAAAGATTTCCTCGTCCGGTTCAAGCGCGAATGGCTTTATGAAACAATGCGTCAAGATCGACAAGCCGCAGCTCAAAAGGGGCGACTTTGTTTTTCAGGTCTATAAGGATGATCAGAAGGACGAAAACGGAAAGATCACAAAAAAGAAGGGTGACGCCTACCACATCGGCTATATTGTCGATAACAACCTATCCACCATCGAGAGCATGGGGCGAGATGATGGTGTGGTAAAAACCAAGTTCAACGCATCGAAGTGGAATGCCTTTGGTCGACCTGAAAAATTCTTCGGAAAGTGAGGACATGGAAATGGATCACGAAAAACAAATAATCGAATTGCTGCAAAAGCTGCCGGTTATGGATGCAAAGCTGGATAAAGTCCTCCAGCAGCAAGCAGATCACGAGGACAGGCTGCGTAGCCTGGAATCAAAAGGCGGAAAGCGTTG